GTTGTAAGGAATAACAACAGCACCTAATGAACCAGATGCAAGTTTAATTGAAACTAAAGGTTTATAAGTTGTATTTAGATAAGTACCTGTTGTAGCGCTTGTCATTGTAGCAACATGCTCAATAGATGTTTGTTCATAACCAGCTTCTGATAATACAGTTGAACAAATTTGTTTTAGGAAAGAAGCTGTTCCTGTTGCCGCAGTATTTGTTATTTCATATCTTACAGGTAATATTGCAGTTGTCATATAAACAGAAGTTCCTGTAACATTTGCAGTTTGATAAGTATGACAAACTATGTATTGACCATTAATAATAAAACCACATCTAACATTACCAACGCCTAACCATTCAAAATCCATCCATAAAATTTGAGGTTTAGTTAAATCTAAAGTTAAACCACTTGCTCCAGTTCCGTCTAATTTATCTCCATTCCAAGCAGATTGATCAACTTTTCTTGTAGTATCATCTACAGAACCACCAATATAAGTTCTTAATATAAATGATTTAGTAGTATTATTTAATTGAAAGAAGACTCCATTTTGAGTTCCAAAATAACCAACACGTTGTCTTAAATTTGTTTTAGCTTCATTCATTACAAAAGTTGCAAGAACTAATAAACCTTTACCTGGTTGATAAGGAAAAGATCTAAATGTTTGTCTAACAACTTCAGCACCAGAAGCTGTGGTTACGTCCATTCTAACAGATGATTCATTTGGTAAATATGTTGTAGATCCCCCTGTTACAGTAGAAGTGTCAAATTGATTGTCTATTGCATATCTATTTTGAGAGTCAAATAACGTATAAGGTTGTGATACTCTTAATCTTCCAAATGCATCGGTATTAGTTCCACCTATGCTTACTGGTTGTGTAGTTATATTTACATTATCACAAGACATTAACACTTACCTCCACTAGACATGTACCAAGTAAATCTTTCTGTATCTTCTTTTAAATCTTTTAAAAAAGTAGAGTTTAATTGTTCTACGATAATACGAAGAGCTCTATTAATCTGTCTTTGATTATCTACTTCATATTCATTTTTTGGTTCCGGTACTCTTACATTAATTTTAGCCATTATCTTCTTCCGTCTGGTTGTACATCAATTTGAAATGTTCCAAATCTCCAATTTTCACCTAAGTTAATATTTTCTATTTTAATACTTCCATATCTTCCTCTTGCTCTAGTGCTTACAAATTCTGTAGAAGAATCAATAGTAAAAGGACTATAAGTAGAACTAGTTGTAGTTTCAGATGGCCAATTACTTATTCCTATAGTGATTTGATTAGTTCCAGTTAATGCTTTAAAGTTTGGTAGGAATCTTCTCATTGATAAAAAAATTTCACTTTGATCTTTTTGTAGAGAAAAATCAAAAGACTGAATAAAAGAAGTTAAAGTAGTTATAGAACCATCTGGATTTATTTGATCTGTACCTGTATCTTGTTCAAAGAAAACAGATTGTCCTAATCCTGTTTGACCTATAACTGTTGGAAAAGTACCAGTCTCAGTACTATTATATTTTGTTGCATAGGGGTTTGGATATATTAATGAATCAATCCAACTAGTTCTCATTGATGTAGAACTAGTATTTGTATACCATACTCCAAGAGCAACTTGTTTACTTGCATCTGTATAATTATAAACTACTGATCTATTATTATTCGAAGATCCTTGTGTTGGATACCACCAAGTAACTTCTGTATATAAATTATTTAAACCAGCATTAATTTGTTGTCCCTTAGTTGTATCAATATTATCAAATATATAATCTTCAACAGAACAAGGTAATGTTTTAACTGTTCCATCAAATGCAAAAAATCCGCTATTACTCATCCAGTAAGCAACACCATCTATTTCTACGGCAGCATTTTTACCAATTAAACCGCAATTAGTTCCTACTTGTTCAAATGCAAATGTAAAAGGAGCTCCTACAAATTTCATTGTATATAAAGCGTTATCAGTCCAAACTAAAATAGTTTCTTTCGCGTGCAACGCTCCAACAATTTTTGTTCCATCCTGTATTCTAAATGAACCTGCTGTGTTAGTTGCTGTAATATCATACTCGTTAATACCCTCTATTGTTGAAAAACGAATAAACATATCATCTTGTGTATCTTCATCATTAAGAGTTGTACAAGTTCCAAAGTGAATTAAATGTCTTGTTGTAGGTGAAATTAAAGTTGATCTAGAAGCAACAGGGTTATTTGTTGTTTCAAATCCAGCAGTTGTTTGCGAAGCGCGTGTTGTTAATCTTGCTGCAATACTAGAATCCCAAGTAAAAGTTTTACCATTAGCAATGGTTGCAACTAATACATCTCCATAATTATCTAAAGACCAAAGTCCTGGTTCTAAAGTAGTAGTAGAAGCTAATACCGCTGTTCCCCAACCAGTATAATTACTTGCATCTGTAACTGTTCTTCCATTTGTATGAGTTACATCTGCTGTTCCAAGTTGACCTCTAGTAATTCCTGAAATGGTATCTGATGCAGTAGTGTTAGTTGTATAAGTCATTAATTCATTTTCAATAAGTAATGTTCCACTTGCTGGAAAGGCAGCTGAATCTGTAAGTATAACTGAAGTTGCTGCAGCATTAAATGGTCCACCATTATTAATAGTTGTAACTGATGCTCCTGCAACTGTTCCACCATATTGGCCTACACCAAATCCATATCCATAAGTTTGTAATGCAGGACCTACAGATGCGTAAGGTTTAACAATCATACTTCCACCTGTTGCTACAACTGCGCTTGCTTGATTTAATGAATTAATAGTAAATGTTGTTGGAGTGGGTACTGTTAATACTTGAAATAGTTTATCTTCAAAATCAGCAGCACTTAAACCAGTTCCTCCTGGTAAAGTTACAGCATCTAATACAATCATATCACCAGCTATTAAACCGTGATTAGTTGTAGTTGTAATAGTACATTGTTTAGTAGTAGTGCTGTTAGTTGCTAAAGTAGAACCTGTAAAAGTAACAATAACACCTGCTGAATCTGTTCTAAATGGTGTTACATCAAAAAGTTGTCCTTCAAAATATATAAGTAAAAATTTATCAGTACCTAATGCAACATATCTGTTTCCAGATCTATCAACAAAATCCAACATCTTTCTACAAACACCTACAATTGTTTCATTAAGTAAAGATGCCCAGCCCCCTACTTTTTCAGGAAGCCCATATCTAAATCTTGTATTATCTGAATCTATCCAACGACCAAATGCACCTACACTTGTATCTTGTTTATCAATTCCTGGAGCGAATTTAATTTCTGTAAGAGCCATGGATTAGCTCCTATGCTGTATTAGTTTTATAAGTCCAACCTTGAGTAGCATTTACATAAACTAATGTAATGGATTGTCTGTTTGTATTTAAAGTTAAAGCAGATGCTGCACCTAAAATATTACTACTATTATTACCTACTACACAATTGTTTGAAGCAAAGAAATTAAAGCCATCAATAATAACTACTTCATCTCCTACACTAGGGCTAGCAGGTAAAGTTACTGTAACTGGATTTGTTCTTGTATCTACAATTAATTGATCTCCGGGAACTGCTAAATAAGGTGAATTAGTATTACTAATAGAGTTATATCCTTTTTGCATTATACCAATAGAAGTTAAAACACTAGCGCCATCTGATACTAATAATAAAGTAGATTTAACTGGAACCTTAACTGGAGTAGCTTGACCTGTAGTTAATACACCAATTGTATAATTAGAAGTTGTTCTTGTTGTTGCATCTTGAATAATAAATACTCTATTTGCATTACCACCAGTTGTTGTTGCTGGCATTGTCACTGTACAGTTTGCTGTTAAAGTTCCTGTAAGTTTAATATAGAATTTTTTACCATTAGCACTATCCGAACCATCCGCTAAACTTAAATTAGTATTTCCTGAAGTAAGTGCTAAAGTTGTATATCCTGATGCAGCTGCTTGTAAAATTTGTAAATTGGTATTGGTAATGGTTCCCCATAAACCTGATTTTTCACCGGTTGCTACTAATTCTAATGATAAGTCTGTTGAGTATGTTGATGCCATAATTTAATAAGGTACTATTGGTGTCCATACCATATTTGCTCCTGGTATAATTTCGTTCCACACAATAACGTCTGTTGATCCTCCGCCGTTGCTATCTAATGTTAATGGATTTCCATTAACACTCACATTTGATGTTCCGGATATTGTAACTGTTCCACTTAGAATAGTCAATTGATTTCCAGTAACGCTAATTTGAGCGGTTCCCGAAGCGCTGACAGTTCCAGTAGCCATTATTAATGGCGATCCTGTTACACCTGTTTGACCAGTACCTGAAATAGTAACTGTTCCGGTACCTAAGAATAGCGGATCTGCTCCTGATGATTCTACAATAGAAGTAGCTGCAATTCCAACAGGGCCTATTGATAAAATTAAGTTATTACCAGACGCAATAACGCTTACACTGTTATCGTCTCCAACAGTGGAAAATGGGAATCTAGCGAATGTATCAAATCCTAAAAGCATATATTATAACGGAGAGGGATGGTATGTGGAGGTCCCTCTCCGTTATAATTATATCAGCCTTTAAACCAAGAGGGAAGTCCTAAATGTTTTCTTTTATCAAAGATATTGTCTTTTGCGCCTTTAGTAG